CTACTTTTCGCCGCTTCAACCAGGGTTGGCTACAGCTCGATGATGAGTGAGATCAGCCCAGGCGATGACGGGACGTGCGATTTCAGCGCGATTGAGTACCGGGACGACTACTACGCGGACGACGACAATTATGCCCCTAGCTGACCCAATACCGCTGGTTGCGTACCCGGCCGGACTGCCGTCGCCTTTGCGCGATGGGTATGGCTTCACGCCTACCAGCCCCTTGCGCCGTTCTACGAAGATGTCAGGGCGAACCCAGACACGCCGGGCGTATAAAAGCGTGCCGACGGTGGCCGCTGTGCGCTGGATGTTCGACACCCCTCAGGCATTGCTGTTTGAAGCCTGGTATGAAGAACAGCTCAACTCGGGCGAAGCGTGGTTTGAATGCCCACTGTTGGTTCCCGGCGGGATGGGCAGATACAAAGCCAAGTTCGTAGATATCTACGAAGGCCCGACCCTGTTCGGCGTCGATCACTGGTCATTCAGCGCGAGCCTTGAGCTGTGGGAGCGGCCAATCTTGCGCGGCGGTTGGAGCGACTTCCCCGACATCTTTATTGGCTCGCCGATCATCGACGTAGCAGTCAACAGCGAATGGCCTGAATAGCCAGCTCTCCCGGAATTTAAACCAAAACCATTTTGCACACGGCCCTATGCGCCGTGCGATTCCCTGCGCCTGGAGTTCATACATGGCCTTTAACACCGGAAACCCGCTGGGCTCTTCAAGCCCGAAAGATCTGTCTGATAACGCGCACAATCTTGATATCGCCATGAATGGCACGGCGCTTTCGTTTACTGATCGATTTGGCGTCCGTCGTTACTCGATTGCTAGGCTCAACACGCTGATTGCCACCGCTATAGCTGAAGTTGACCCGACCGTTGCTGCTGCGAAGACCGCCGTCAACTCAACTCGCGATGCTGCCAACGCTGAAATGCTCCAGACGGCCGCCGATCTGGGCGGCGACCTCAACAATAAGTATTACTCTGGCCCCACGGCATACGAAGACATGCTGGCAGATCCGCAAAGCCGTGATGCTGTAGTAGGGATCGTTGATGGAAATGCTGACCATTCGAAAGACGGATGGTGGGTGTGGGATTTGGCATCCAATGACTGGGTATATGCCGAAAACCAACAAGTTTCAGAGCGATCGCTTGAAAAAACCATTGCTCAGATTTCTTCGGCGCGGGAAGGCCTGACGGTCTGTGATAATCAGGGATTCAGGCTGTTTGAGGTTCTTAAGTCGGGCAACTTTGGAACATTTAAAAACAGCCTTTCTGAGAAAGGCGTGCAAACTCCCGCGTTTGATCTTGTTAACGCCGGAGTAGGGCAGTCTCTGCTTGTTCAGGATATTCACGGTTTTGTTCTCAAGGATCTGTTGATGTCTACCGCTCCCGGGTCCGACGGTGATTCAGTATCGAGCGGGCTTGCTGAGCGAAACGCTGTAAACCTGGCAGCCTCGTCAGCGGTTCTTGGTGAGTTCAATACTGAGATCCAGCGACCGACGGCAAAGTACAACCATTGCTTGGCGTACGGCCAGAGCCTCATCACAGGTAATGAGACTTGGCCCGCGCTGAGCACCTCCGCTTACGGCGGGAACCTGATGTACGGTGACAGCACGCGCCCGGCAAGCCGTGATGCAGCCGTGTTTACGCCGCTGGGCACATCTACTCTGCGCCCCCTTAAAGCCGTCGTACAGTCAAGCTCTGGCGCAAGTATTTTGACTGACGCGGAAGTGGCGGCGCTTGCCGCCGGATCGCAGAATCAGGGCGAAGGGCCGGAAGTGGGCATGCTGAACTTTGCTCGCAAGCAATTCTTGCAATACCACGGACTGGCGCTTGATAGCAGCCGACTTTTCGTCACGTCAAGCCCTGGCGTTTCAGGCTGCACAATTGAGCAACTGAGCAAAGGCGCAAGCCCGGACATCTATCAGCGCCTTGTTCAGGCGACTCAAGCGGTTAAGGACATTGCTACCGCTGAGGGCGCCACATACTGCATACCTGCGATTTTCTGGCTTCAGGGTGAGTACAACTACGTCCCGGACTATGGTGGCGACACAACAAAGGATGGCTATAAAGCAAAATTGCTCGCTCAGGCTAATATCTGGAAGGCCGAACTTGCGCAGGGCATCTCCGGCCAGTCGGCCCCTCCGGCAATAATCACTTACCAAACTGGCGCAGCCTTCACTCGTGACACTAATGATTTGTCGATCGGCATGGCGCAGTGGGAGCTGAGCAAGGAGCAAGCAAACTGGTACCTAGCCGCGCCATACTATCCATATACGGATAAAGGCGGCCACCTTGATTCAAACGGCTCGCGCTGGCTGGGAGCGCAGCTTGGAAAGGTTTTTCATCGCGTGGTAACACTTGGCCAGGGCTGGAAGCCCCTATCTCCTCGCGGAATGACTATCAGCGGGAAAGAAATTCTGATCGACTTTCATGTGCCTTGTCCGCCGCTGGCATGGGACAAACCCTACGTATCGTTGGTAGCCACGGAATACGTAGACAAAGGTTTTCGGGTTAAGGATTCCAGTAGCACTCTGCTTATCAAGAGCGTTGAGATAGTTACAGAAACTATCGTACGTATTGAGCTGCTCAACACGCCAACGTCTACGGTAACCGTCCAATACGCAACCCTCGCAGGATCTGGTGGTAATGGCTGTCTGCGTGACAGCGATCCCACAGTTTCAACTGATCGGTATCAATATACAGCCGGTAGCGGCCAGTATCCGGCAGCAAACATTGCCGCCTTGGTTGGTCGCCCGTACCCGCTGCAAAACTGGTGCATTGCTTTTAGCCTACAACCGGAAACAATCTAATGAGCCTAAAACTTATCGTTAAAGATGCGGACTTTTATGCGGATGCGATCAGCTACACGCCAGCCGTTGCAGACGGGCTTGAGTATCTGAATTTCTTCGGAGGTAGCCAAGCTAGTCTTGGCCGAAACCTAGCCCCAGGCAAGCCGGCCGCTTCTGTTGTGGGCAGCCCAGTGGTTAACACCAGCAATGCGGTGTTCAGTTACCTTGAGCGGCTTGTAAAAACAGGAGTGATGCAAACGAATGATGCTACTGTGATTATGGTTGCAAAGTTTCCCGCAGGCGCTACGAATATATGGCGTCAAGTTGTCAGTAACTTCGGGCGAGATAATGGCACGGGCGGCTTGAAGTACGGACTCAGCCTGTCTTTCAAGGTCGATGCGGCCGATGTTCGCAGCGCCCTTGGCCTTGTCCCAGTAGCAACCGGGTCTGCCTCCAGCATTACATCCAACCGACCTGCGGTGGCCGGCAGCACAATCTTTGCGTCTGCTCGCGTCGATTCGGTAGCGCGATCGCTGACTATCGACAACAAAACCACCGGCACGACTTTGACCACGCTCTATGCGGCGACCTTAAAGCCTGAGCTGAACGGAGAATTCTACATTGGCTCAGCGGCTGGCTTGCGTGCAGACAGTACGGGTGACGTAGAGGTGTCTTTTGCTGCCATCTACAGCCGAACGCTGAGTGATGCTGAAAATTCGGCAGTCTATCAGTCGGTAAGGGCCATCTATGCATCGCGTGGCGTGACTATCTAACGACTACAAAATCCGGTATCCCGGCCCGCCCAGCGCGTGCTTTTTTTCGTCTGGAGACTGAAAAGACGAAGCCCCTGCATGTTGGCCATTCCAGGGGCTTCTATTTTCTCAGATGGGGGCATATCGAGAACTTGCCCCAATCCTACCAGCGGCAATAAAAAAGCAAAACCCCGGCGGTTCGCAATCGCCGGGGCTTCTATTTTCTCCCGCATCCCTTAATACATGGAGAACGTGGGCAGAATGATATCAACGCCGCCGCAATGAATCACCCCAGCTATCGACTACAAATTTCGGCTATCCAGCCGCGTAGGAAAACGAGAAATTGAGAGGCATGCTAATTTTTCTAATTTTTTTTCCCTCAAATGTAGGGGCTTCGCTCCTACAGAGTCCACCACCATGCGAGCCTTCTAATCCGGGGCTTTCGCGCTTAAGTAGGCTGAAATAGAGCCGTTTGCCCACCACCTCGCTCCCACAGTAAAGCCCGCCAAGTGCGGGCTTCTTTTCGCCTGGAGAAAAGTATGCGCACTTCACCCAAAGGCATCAGCCTGATCAAGTCCTTCGAAGGGCTGCGCCTCAAGTCCTACCAAGACTCGGTCGGCGCCTGGACCATCGGCTATGGCGCCACTCGCGGCATCGGCCCCGGCATGACCATCACGAACGAGCAGGCCGAGCGAATGCTGATGAATGACATTGCTCGCTTCGAGCCTGAGCTCGACAAGCTGGCCAAGGTTCCGCTGAACCAAAATCAGTGGGACGCCCTGATGAGCTTCGTCTACAACCTGGGCGCGGCAAACCTTGGCTCGTCCACTTTGTTGAAGCTGCTGAATGCTGGCGACTATGCAGGCGCTGCCGAGCAGTTCCCGCGGTGGAACAAGGCGGGCGGCCAGGTGCTGGCGGGCCTGACCAAGCGTCGGGCGGCCGAGCGGGCAATGTTCTTGGGGGCGGCATGACGGCCTACATGAAAG